CATCAGAACCACGACCATCTGCTGTGGTGGGAAAAAAATAATCTTCATTTTGTGATAAAGGATTATAAGTGGCATCCATCATGCTGGCACCCCCACCAGTGGCTGTGGGTATTCTTCGCTGATGTACTTCATTTTTGATGCGTTCCACAAAAGCCATGGCCAAATGATTGGGCATGTTGCCCACATCAATTTTAAACACACGACGCTCAGGTGCACGTTGCACACGGTATATGATGATAGCATCTTCTAAAAGTTCTTTTTGCTTGAAAACTTTGAATATGTTTTCCAACACGCTACTGCCAAATGGCCAAAATATGTCTAAACCTTCGGTGAGACTGACATGCACTATGTTAGCAGCATCAATGGCTTGTTCATTTTGAGCATGGGTGAATCTACTGCCTCCTGTGAATGGAGCTTGAGGCTGTATATAAGCTCCACTGGGACCCCCCACCTGTGGATGATTTATAAATGTGTCAGTGGTACTGACCACAGTGACTGTGAGATTCTGTAAATTTAACTGCAAGTCCTTTATCACATACTGTTCGGGCTCCTTGCCTTTGGCTTCATTGACTATGACTTTGGTCAATTTGCTCATTTCTACCCAATACAGTTTGAAATTTTCGGGATCTCTGATAAAGATCTGATCACCATATTTGTATGTGTTTCTAACCAATTTGAACAAACGTCTACTCAGTTCATTCAAATTGACCCATTGACTTAATTGTTCTTTTATGATTTCTATTTCGGTGTCTGTGGGATCATCATTGTATCTGATTTGAAATGGCATCCCTGTGACCGGATGTGGCTGACTGCTGAATTCTGCCAAAATATCCAAAGCAGCATTGACTTCGCTGTCCATGTCCATTTGTTCGTACTGATTGTATCGTTCTATACGATTGGGGTGACCTGTGTACAGTTCCGGTAAAGTGCTTTGATAATTGGTGTAACTGGGCGATTTAGTCTGTGGAACCACAGTCTGAAAGTGCGGGCCTGCACTTTTAAAATATTTTTTCCACGACATTAATTATGTTTCCCTGATATTTGTGTTTGTTGAAACAATTTTTCACTTGCAGGCCAGAGATCATGCTTTATTGTTTGACTTATTTCCGTGTTTGTTTTGTGGTTGACCACAGTCAAGATACCTTGTGCAATTTTTTTATTTTCCTGTTATTTTTCTTACTGGTATATCACATGACATGATATTTATCTATTAAAGTCTATTGGCACGATAAAAATGTCCATCTTGACTCAACATATTTGATAAAGTGATGGCCATGTCTGACAGCAACTGCAAACTGTGCTGTTGTGCCTGCAGTTGATTTTGCATGATATTCTTAATTTCATACGCGGATTGATAAATCTGTTGTTCCCTGGCACCCGGCCGGGTACCTTCATCAAAATCAGCAACCATGAGCTTGTTCATGCTCTTGGATTGATAAATCTGTTGTTCCCTGTTGCCTGGACGGGGACCTTGATCAAAAGTATCAACTGTGAGCGAATTTATGCCCTTGACCATTCGTAGTAAATCATCATTGGAAATCACAGTGCCGGATTTGTCCGGCACAAACAGTTCAGGACCACGTTCACCCACCAAATAAGATCGTGAGGATCGCACAGGACCACCCAGGGCTTTGGGTTCAGGAACAATGTAATCGGCGATAAAGTTACCAATCCATTCACCAGCAGCAGCACCTAACAAAGCACCACCAATCGCGCCTAGTGGTCCACCCAAAACGCCTACCGTCCCAGCAAATGCAGTTAAAGCCAATCGTGTGGCTGTGGTGATTGCTGTTCGTGATGCTGCTGCTGTCGCTGCGGCTGCCATACCAGCGCCAGCCGCAGCGCCAATACTCCGTCCAAGCACAAGACCTCCTACCGCTCCCACAGCAGTGCCTATTTCATTCCTACTATCTCTTACCACCTGACCGACAGAGGTATTATTATAGTAGTTAATTAATCTTTCTATTTCTTTGAGTAAGTTATCTAGACCTGAGTGCAATTTTGGCACTGCATCTTGTACAAAAGTAAGAAACTTTTCCACACCAGTATTGACCAAAGGCAATAATTTACTGGCTATGTCTATGCCTGCTGTGATCATGTTGCCAATCACAGGAATTGATTGTTTGATCATATCAGTGAATTTAGGCATATTATCCATGACCATAGATTCAAATTTCTTCTGCATATCTCGCATTAGCAAAATAATTTCATTGGCATCCTGTGTGGGTTTATCCCTTGTGTTTTCCGCTTGCTTTAATAAATCACGCAAATTCATGGCGGGATTTTTAGCCACAGCAGTGGTCATCCTCGAAAGTGAGGATATCGCAGTTGCAAGTTCTGGAAATTTACCTGTGAAAAGACTAACAGTGCCCACAGGCACAGCAATGTCGTTCAGTTGTTGTGCTAGTGCGGGAGAGATTTGTTGAAAATTTTCAATGAGTTCGTTGGTAAAGGTTGTTGAATCTTTTCCACCTTTTATGCCTGCAATGGCTTTATCGATAAACGCTTTTAATTCTGGGGCTTGAGACACCAAAATGCCTTGTTCGCCTGTGGCAAGATTCCCGTCGAATATTTGTTGGACGGCTTTTTCTAATCCAGGTAAAAAGCGAATTAGACTTCTAAAATTTTGTTCGGCGTCTCCTCCAATGGCAGCCAATTTGGCCTGTACCGCTGCTTGTCTGCTGGCATCTTGAGCACGTTTTTGAGCCTGTCTGGCATCCTCCCCTGTGATCGAACTGATCAATCGCAAATTCACCAGATATTCTTTGGTTCTCATGGCCAAATCATTGGCAGTGGCCTTTTGTTGTTCACCAGCCAAAGACAAATTATTGGTGAAATCAAAGATACCTTGTGCCTGTTCTTCCAAAGTAAATCCCAAATTCAGCAGTTGTTTACGATAAGGTTCCATGGCCGCATTTATTTGAGCAAATTTTCTAGATCCTGCACTCACATTACCGCCCAGCATGGTGAGACCTTCTGTGTTGGCTTTGACCAGTTGACTGAATTGTTCTATATTAAAGCCACTTGTGTGCGCGAGATGTTTTAATTCTCCTAAGCCACCGGTCAAGATCACTCCGGCTCGATTCACTGCTTGAAAATTATTCACCATTTTTTGCAGTTGTTCACCAAAAAAACCCAAAATTGCAGGCAACACAGTGCCCACCAAAGCTCCCAATGCCTTTGTCGCGACGCCAACTGTGGTACCCAAGGCTTCCATCACAGGACCTAAAATAGGAATTTTACCCAGACTCTGCGATAGACCAGTGATCAAATTTCCAAAACCTTCAGTGACCGCGCCCACAGTTCTATAAAAAGTGGCTGACACACTGCCAGCAGTGGAAATTTCCGTTCCTGCTGTCATGTTTGTGACCGTGGCAAACATGCTGGCTGCCGAATTCACAATGGCTTTGGTGAGATTTATGCCTGTGGATGCTATGTTGACACCAAACTCGGCCACGGTATGCGCAGTTTGTTTGTAAAAATTATTTTCTCTCAGTCTGTTGCGTTCTTTGACAAGCAAAGACTTGGCTTCTGAGTCTGTGGTGGTTTCTATGCGTTTGTTCAATTCTTTAATTTTGCCACTGACATCTTCCACAGGTCTCACTGCGCCTCTGAGTAAATCTGTGTATCTACCTGTGGCAGTTGCCAAAGTACTGAACCGTTTATTGCTTTCTCGCATATATTGCAGATAATCTCGAGCAGCTTGCCTTTGATCGCCAGGTGAGACACCTGGGCCTGGCTGAGTTCTGGGCGTTGCACCAGAGTTCTGAAGAGCCACCGTTAGAGCTTGAGCTATACCGTTGTAGTCATCGGGCGTGAGAGCTGGCATTATAGTGAGTTATTTGTGAATAAATACATGGTTATAACTTATTTATAGAGAAAAACATGACTGATATCATCAATAATCCACTCAAACAATATTATCGCCAACCCACGGTGTACGTAAAATTGCCCAGCCAAGGGCAGTGGTGGAATGCCGATGACATAGACATTCCACACAATGGAGAACTGGCCATTTATCCCATGAGTGCCAGAGATGAAATTTTAATAAAAACACCCGATGCTTTGATGAACGGACAAAGCATAGTCAGCGTGATTCAGAGCTGTTGTCCACAAATACGCAATGCCTGGTCCATGCCCAGCGTGGATGTTGACACTTTGTTGGTTGCCATAAGAATAGCCACTTATGGCAACAACATGCAGTTTGACAGCAGTTGCAGTCACTGTGGACACAAAAACACTCATGAAGTGGAGCTGAGCACCACCTTAGAACGCATGCGCTGCCCTGATTTCACTGAATTGGTGTACTATCAGGATCTAAAAATCAAATTACGACCCGCAAAATTTTTCTTGAGCAACCGAGTCAATCAAATTAGTTTTGAAGAACAAAAAATGTTATCGGCAGTGAACAATGCTGATATCAGCACCGAACAACGCAGTGAAATAATTCTTGCCAGCATGAACAGAATCATAGACATAGGCATTGAAAGTTGTGCAGACAGCACTGCATGGATCGAAATGCCAGACGGTCACAGAGTTGATGACAGTGAGCTGATCAAGGATTTTTATCAAAATGCCGAACAATCTGTGCTCAAACTCATACAGGACAGTGTTTTAACTCGTGTTCAACAAGTGAAAACACCACCATTTCAATTGCAGTGTGACAACTGCCACGGTGATTATCAAGCTGATTTGGAGTTTAATTACTCAAATTTTTTCGCTCGAGGCTTTTAACTTTCAAAACCGACGCTGAGATCGAGACTTTTATTAAAAGTCATGATCAGGAGATAAAAGCCTTAAAATTGGAATTATTGCGTCTTTGCTGGTTCATGCGCGGGGGAATAACTTATGGAGAAATTTTAGATCTCAGCGTTAATGAACGCAGTATCATAGCTGAACTTGTGAAAAGTAATTTAGAAATTGCCAAAGATACCAAAATGCCTTTTTTTTGAGTGTCATCATTGGGAGATTTGCTACGCAAATCTATTTCTTCGCTGTCGCTCGAAATCCTTTTCTCTCTTCTTTTTTTAGAATCCAGAACTGTTTTTCCCGAGGTATTCATCCAGATGCACAAGTCATAATTTGCCCAAAAGAGCAAAATCATGACTGGGTCTTCATCCGAGTGCCCTTCGTCACTGATCTGGTAGAGTGTGCTGATATGTATCAGTCGGAGGCGGTTGACCTGTACCCCCATGCTCTGGCCTTTGCTGTCAACGGAACCTTGTTTGGACTGATCAGCGGCCCGAACAAAGTCTACGGTTGTGTCTTTTTCACAGAGCCGTAATCATTTTAAACCTAAGGTTAGCTTATTACCCTGCAATGCCCAAGATCTGACGGTAAATGAATACAGTCTCAATGGGAGTCGAGCTGCCTCGACCAAACCTTATTGCATGATCAACTACACAATTGTCTTATACGAGCTTGATTTTTTATCAGAAATTCTGTGAGTTCAAACATTTGCCAGACTTGGTGTCTTTGGGAGTTATATGTAAATGAGCTAGGGGTAGGGTCCCAGTGAGTGTCATGTGGTACTAAAACAAATTGGCCTTTTCTGTTAAATTTCATAAACAAGATGTTGAAATCGCCTGGGTCAGCCACAGTGAGCATTTGTTCAATCCAAGTGTCTAAAATTTTGCTGTTGCTTGTGAATAATTGATGAAATGGAAAATCTTTATAGCTTTTTGCTTCTGCGTTCATTTTTGGAAAACTGGGGCCTGGTGTGATGTCGCCTTTGTTGTGCCTGATTTGTGCCTCTGATAGTTGATTTTTTCTTTGTGTATTTATACCGCCGATGTATGCGCCAGAATTTATTACTCTGATGAAACTTTCACCAAACAAGTCTGTGAGCTGTTTGGCCACGTGTCGTTCAAATTGCGATCCTTTGTTTTTGGCAGCACTGGGCATAGAGTATTGAGTGGTTTTCTATGGTTTTTGTTTTTTATGTTCGTCTCAATTAAATCTCTATGTCAGTGCTGTAGGTTGTAAAACCGTTTTGTTTGGTCACCCTGAGTATGTTATTTACTCTGCTGACCAATTCGTCCCTGTGACTGACCAACCAAACACTCTTGTGAGTGTCTCTGCTGATCTTTTTTAATATGGCCAAACTGTTTTCCATGCCCATGCTGTCAAGACCCGAATCCAAGAGTTCATCAACAAACATGATGTTCATTTTGTCATAGAGATTTTCCCAGACATCACGAAAAGCCCAACTGAGACTCAAAATCAATCTATTGCGCTCTCCGCGACTGAGATTGTCAAAATTTAAATCTCGGCCCAGTTCAGTGATTTCCACATTGAGATCACTGAGAAATCGCACTTGATGTGGTAATCCCGTGCGTTCCAGATACCAACTCAGTCTGGAGTTCAAGTAATTGAGATTTTGATCAATGATTTTTTTGCGTATGAAACTGTCTTTGTTTGTCAGCAATTTCAGTAAAAATTCCTGATGATCGCGTTGAGCAGCCAATGTGTTCAGCTGTTGGTAATTGATATCTAACACAGCAGAATTTTGCATGTCTGTGATTTGTTCCTGATAAGGATCTGATTCTTGATTTTTTCTAATGATCTGTTGTTGAATGTTTGACACACTGGCTCTATGTTCTATGGCTTGGCTTTCATGATCATAAAACACTCGTGGTTGTGGTCCCGGATCGGCCAACAGTGATTTTTTCAGTGTGACATCGTCGAGTTGTTGAATCAGCATGGAAATTTCTGATTCTAGTTCTGCCATGTCAGTGGCTCGTTGGGACAACAACTGCTGATGACCGTGATCATGTACAGCTTGTCCACAAGCAGGACAGCGATGATCCAATAATGCAGCAATTTCAGACTCTAATTTTGCACTGGCACGCTGTTGTTTTTGCAGCTCTATCTGACCACGACGAATGTCCGTGTCTAACAGTCTGTGTGCTTGTTGCAGTTGATTATATTGCACTAGATCTCTGTGTGCTTGTATTTCTTGATCAATGTCCACAGTGGTCAAATTGGCCAAAGCTGTGTTGAGCTGATGGAGATCTTTTTGTTGCTGTGTTTGCCATATCTGTTGTCTACGCTGTAGAGCTTGGATTTGTTCCATCATGTGTTTGTTTGAATCTATTCTGGCACGAATCTCTGCTTCTGCTTGAATCACAAGATCCTTGGTGATTTTGATTTTTTCTTTTAACAGTTCTGCTTTTTCACTGAGCACAGTTATGCCCAGTAGTTCTTCTATGATTTCTCTCTGTTCTTGACTTCTGAGACTGAGAAATGGTTGAGTGTAAGTGTTCAATGCCACTATGTGTTGAAACACGCTCGGCGACATGTGGATGATTCGTTGTATGGCCTGTTGCGTTTCTCTGCTGTCTCCTTGGCTTTCGTCTTGACTCTGCTGTTCGTGGCCACCAATGTAAAATTTCAATATGTTGGGTCTACGACCACGCTCTATGCGATAGAGTTGGTCACGACATTGGAATTCCACTGTGACCAACATGTTGCGATCATTGGTTCTGTTGATGAGATTGTCTTTTTTTATGTTGGTCAAGGCCTGGCCATACAAAGCGAAACTCGCAATGTTTAACAGTGCAGATTTACCTGTGCCATTTCTGGCACCAGCATCGTCGCCGCCCAAGTCCAGATTTTCTCCCAAGATCAAAGTCAAATCTTGTCGATCCAAGTTCACACTTTGTGTGACATTGCCTATACTGAGAAAATTTCTAGCAGTCACTGACAGTATTTTGATCATAGGTCGCGATATATGTCTAACAATAATTTGGGATCATACTGTGTGCTTTCTATCACAGCCAGGGATTCATGCACTATTTGATCCACGCTTTGGAATTTTAGATCTGCGTGACCGTGTTGTTCTAAGTCTTCTTGAGTGTGACTGATTAACTTGATTTCCCTGCAATGGTAATCTCGCAAAAACGTTTCTCTGAGAAAACCTGCTTCTTCGTAGCTTATGGCTATGTCTATGTTGATTCTGGCATGAGTGTTGGGACGCAGCAGTGATTGTGTATGGTTCAGCACTGTGCTGAGATCATATACTCTGTACACAGGTTGATCGGGCCAGGCCATGTATTTGACTGGTTGACCCCAGTCCAAGATCATTATGCCACGAAGATCATCGCCTGCATCGGCATAGTTATGCGGAAAACAGTTGCCAATGTAAGTGATATTGTTCTGAGTCTGACGTTTGTGAAAATGTCCAGTGAACACATGATCAAAACCAGCGAAATGCTCTCTACGAATTTGTCCATGATCTGGCATCTGCACCAGGCTGTTCATGTAAAAACTGGGCAATTCAAAATGCCCAAAACAGTATTGTGCTGACAGTTTTGCTATGCGTTTGTAGTCATCCCCCACCAACCAAGGAGCAAACACTGTGTTATCTCGAATCAACCAGTCGTTGACTATGGTGATATTGGGCAAATGCCTGGCCCATTCCACCGACTGTATGTCTCTGCGATCTCGATAATAGAGATCATGATTGCCGGGAATAAAAAACACCTGTTCAAAGTTGTCATTGACCATTTCCAAGGCACGAACACTGTATTGCAGAGTTCTGATGTCTATGTTGGCACGATTATTGTGATAATCACCCAAAAACAAACAAGTGTCACAATTTTCAGCTCGTGCTTGATCAATCATCCATTCCACAAAATTCAAGCAATCTTGATTGTGTTGCGTGCTGTTTGATTTTAATCCCAGGTGAAGATCTGTGTATGCCACAGCTCGTTTAAATAAATTGGTCACTGTGTATAATAACTGTTTTTAAACATGATGTCTAGTCTGAATCATAATCACTGTGGCCGGAACCGCTGCCTTGTCTGGTGTAACTGGGGGTATAGCCATTGAGTTCTAAGATATCGTCTCTGATGTTTTGACTTCTTTTTTCTATGTTTAACACTCGAGTAAAGCTGTTGGTAATGGCCGCAGTATAATAGGCAAAAGGATTAGAACTTTTTGATTCATCAAATTGCAATCCAATCTGGCTTAATTGCAACAAGGCCTGACTGCGCATTTCATCCACGTAAGTGTAATTTCTCCAGTTACTTCGTGTGGCATAACGTTCACAGAGTTTGATGAACATCAATGCCAATTTTGGTGTCATGAAACCATGATTCCGACTCCAGGATCCTGATTCTATATTACCTTTCCAATGGCTTTTGCCCACACAATAAGTTTGGCCTTGGTCGTTGATTTTATAGTGTTGGAATGGAGGAAAATTACACTTTTCGTGACGCTGAGCTGTGACAGGTTCGGGGCTGTCATATTGTGTGATCACACAAATGCCATCTTCTTCGTTGTACAATGGTGTCCCTGCCGGGGAAATCAAAGGCACATGATCAAAAGTCATGAATCTGATCACTATGTCTGTTTCACAGCTGGACACAGATGCTGTGTGTAATGATTCAGAACGACGAGTGGTTTTTTCTGATGACTCTGCTGCGACTTTGTGTAGTCTTTCATTGCGATTATTTATGGCCACTTGGATACGTTCTGCTGTTAGATTTTTAAAATCTGTGATGATTATGTCATAGTCAGCCACGTCTGCAGTGACATAACTGCAATAAGTGTTTTTACTCTTGTGTATTTCTTTGAGTATGTCTTTGTTGTTAAGATAATTTAGTCTCATATGATCCTTTAAGGTATTATAATTTTTTTTAACAAAGTGATCAACCGGTATTGAACATGGCTAAATACTAAAAAGGCCTTAAAAAATGTCATTTCTTAACCATCAAGCAGGTGCTGCTACCACTAGAAGAGTTACAAGTATTGGTGCAAGTAATGCCGCAGACAGAAGACGGGAAAGCAGTGGTATTAAGCCAGGTGGCCAGATTTACGCCTCAAATATCAAGCAGAGTGTGCGTTTCATAGAAGGCAACAGTCGACGTGAAATCAAAGATTGGAGAGTTAGAATTAACACGAGTAAAACACTCAAAAGTTTTTTTTCTCATGGAATTCTTGAACCTCTACAAGCCACAAATGGTGTGATTTTTCCTTACACACCACAGATTTCTGTGAGCCATATGGCCAACTATGTACCTCAACGCTTCACACACAGTAATTATGCTCACATGTTTTATGAAACCAGTGAAATTCAACAAATACAAATTCAAACAGACTTCACTGCTCAAAATTGTCAAGAAGCAGATTACGTGCTTGCATGTATTTATTTCTTTCGCTCAATCACCAAGATGTTTTTTGGGGAAAGTAATTATGCTGGTAATCCTCCTCCTTTGGTTTTTTTAAATGGATATGGTCAACATTATTTTCCCAACGTGCCTTGTGTGATAACAAGTTTCACACACACTATGCCTCCCGATGCAGATTACATATCCACAAGTAAGCCAGATTATAATGGTGATTATAACAGTTTATACTCCACCAGAGGATCTCTCACCAGAATTCCCACTGTGAGTAATTTTCAAGTGAGCCTTGTGCCGGTTTACAGCAAACAAAATCTTGCCAAATTTGATTTAGAAAAATTTGCCAAAGGTGATTTACTTCGACAAGGCCATATTTAATGGCCAGTGTGTATGGTAAAACCAGTGCCTATTATGAAACTGCACAGTTTGGCATTTTTTTAGATGTTTTAAATTTTCGACCAATACCTCGCAGCAGCACGGATGTGGAATTCACCATCAATGCCATATATCATCAAAGACCAGACCTTTTGGCTCACGATCTTTATAAAAGGTCTCAGCTTTGGTGGGTGTTTGCTGTGAGAAATCCCAATTCCATAAAAGATCCCATCTATGATTTTGTCAAAGGACGCACAATTTTCATTCCCAACATAGATTCAATACACGCAGCTCTGGGTATATAAATGACTATAGCTAGGGAAACAAGTGGGTTTGGCACTAGATTCTTGTTTGGGAGAACACAACACAATGGTATAGATTATGCTGTGCCAGTGGGCACAAATGTATATATCAATAAACCCATGACAGTGATAACAGCTAGGGAAATGCCTGGCTATGGTAACACCTTACAGCTCCGGGACTCTGATGGATTAATTCACACCTTTGGACATCTTTCTCAAATTGTGGTCAAGCATGGAGACACAGTGGAAGCCAATCAACTCGTTGCTTACACAGGTGGTGGTAGAGGGCAGGCCGGTTCCGGACAATCCACTGGACCTCATCTTCACTATGATGTGCGTGATGCAAGTAATAAGTTTTTTGATCCCAAAGCCATTAATCCAAAAACAGGAGAACCATATCAGAATGCAGCAGGTTTCACACCAGGTCAGCCTCTTCGCAATGGTGCAATTACTCTGCGAGACAGTGATGCACTTCGTCGCACACGACCCGATGTCACTAACAATGTAGGAGCCACAGGAGCCACGAGAGTCACAAAAGACACAGGGGCCACAGGGGCCACAGGGGCCACAGGACTCACAGATGAACAGCGTCGTATTTTATTTGACAGAAACACCACCACAACTCAAGCACCATCAGCATCGAGATCACCAGATGACAGAGCCAGTGGGGCCACTGGCCCGCGTGTGATTGTCACAGCTAAAAGACAACGAGTAGTTAAACCAAATCCATTAGAACAATATTCAAATTACAGCTATGGCATAAGTTTACATGCCATGACCATACAAAAATACAATCAAGTGTGTGTGGATGGTACCTCGTACACGACCAATGACAACTCGGTGTTGATAGCCAGTGGAGGTCGTAGATCCAATGATTTTTCTAGAAATCAGTATTTTGAAAATGACATGTATTTTGAAAATTTCAAAATGGACTGTTTCATTGGACTAAATGCTCAAACACGTGCCAGCAACGTTGTGGACATTTCTTTCACGGTGCATGAGCCTGTGGGAGTGTCGTTGTTAGATAGAATACTACTGGTGGCACAAGAAAAACAAATTAAACAATGGGATTTAATGCCTTTTGTGATACAGATTGATTTTTTTGCCAACACAGATTCGGGTGATGTGCTGAACTTGATACCAGATCTCACCAAAAGAGTAGTGATCAAAATCATAGACATACAAATCACAGTGAGCGGCCGGGGTGCAGAATACCGAATAACTGCCTTGCCTCAGGCTCATGTTGCACAGTTACAAACCGTTTCCACCATTCCTTTGAATATTGAAATCACGGCTCAAACTGTGGGTGAATATTTTGATTCGAAACGCGACAGTGATAACGTCAATCCAAGATCAGATACCACTCCAAATTCTCAGACACAGGTCAAGGCCAGAAGTTTACCTGCGGCGCTGAATGCGTATCAAAAGTTTTTGCAAACAAATAACAAAAAAGAACATGCCGACACATATGTTTTTGAAATTGATTCTGAAATTGCTCAGGCTAAAATTTTTAATGCCTCTTCCAATGCCACAGTAACAGTGCCTTCTGCAAATAAAGAAAATTCAAATCTACAATTACAAAGAGGTGCGCACAAAATCACGGCTGGCACCAATATCAAAGAAGTCATAAATCAAATTTTAGCCAGCAGTGATTTTTATAAAGAAAACATAGATGAAAAAAACTCCAGTGACGAAAAAGCCATCACTGTTCATAAAATCACTCACACAGTAAAATATGGCGAATTTGATAAGAAAACCAATTTATATCAGAAGACCATAACTTACAAAGTGAATAAATATGAATATTTCAATCAAAAATATCCCGAGGCAGCAAAAGGTTTTCCCAAGCTCGTGGATAAAGAATATAACTATGTGTACACAGGCAAAAATCAACAGATACTGGATCTAAAAATTGATTTTAACACCATGTTTTACACAGTGGTCACTGCATTTGAACAAAATCAAGAATTGGCACGAATACAAGCAAAGAGAGAAAAACTTGACAATGATTCAGATAGAGACAGCAAAGATCCACTTACTCCCAATAGAGCGTTGTACTCACCGGGGGCGGATCGCCACACAGCATTAGATCAAGGTGATAGAAAATCTATAGAAAGCAGTGATTTTTTTAGAAGTCTCATGCAAAACAGCAGGGGGGACATGCTTAATATTCAGATCACCATAGCTGGCGACCCTGATCTAATCAAACAAGATGAATTATTTTCTCCTAGACAATCCAGTACAAGTATTCCCACAGATCAAGGTCAAATTTTTTGCACTCTGAATTTTAGATTTTATGATGACATAGATCAAGACTCTGGATTGTACAAAGGAGGAAAAACCAGCGTATTTTCTGGAAAATACAGCATTGTCACTGTGAAAAATATTTTTGAAAGAGGCCAGTTCACTCAAATCTTAGATTGTATACGTTTACCCGAACAACCAACAACACCTTCTCAATCTGCTGTCAATGATTTGTATGCCAGAGCGCAAGATTTGATCAATGACAACGCCAGTGATGCTGAACAACAAGCAGGTGGCTTATACGGGCCGCCCAGTGAAACAGAAAATGATGAAACAGTGAGACTTGCAAACAGGTACCCTTTATCCCCCAAAGGTGTTGATAGGCACGGAAATGCTTTAGGCCAGTACGTTGATTACTTCACAAGAATAAATGAATACGGCGAAAAGTATTATCCCTCACCTTTAAGTGATCCTAAATTAAAAGATTTACCACCAGTTGCACTTGGCGATTTTGAAATCGTTGTTAAACCTCAGCATCCGTCTTTGGAATTAACTGGTGATCAAAATGATGAAATTATCGAGGGAACAGTGAAATTTCCCGATGGACGGGTAATGGAAGCTTTTGCTGTGAAACCTAGCGTATCCATTAGGCCAAGAACAGAAAGACAAATCAACGTACAATTTGGGAATAAAATAATTACAGGTTTAGTTAGTGATAGGACACAAAAAGTTTATTTTCTAGATTTTAGTCTAGAGTAATGATAATGTCTATAAAAACAACCAAAAATGATTAATAAATGACCACAGACAGCACATACTTCCAGCCTAACTCAGCCAATTTCAGTCACGATTTTTTCAATTTAGATTTTAAAATCTATGTGGGATTGGTAAAGGACAATAGAGATCCCACAAGATCTGGTCGATTAAGAGTCTGGGTACCATCACAAGGAGGTGATCAAAATGATGAGAGTCAGTGGAAAACTGTGTTATATGCAGGTCCTTTTATAGGTCACACTTATCAAGATCCTATTAGAAAAGCTAATGGTGAGAACAGCTTTGATCAAGTCAGACACACTTATGGAATGTGGTTCACAGGACCTGACATAGGAAATCTGGTGTTGTTTGTCAGTGCTCACGGGGATCCGGACCGAAGCTATTATTTTGCCTGCCTTCCCAGTCAGTTTGGTCTTCACATGCTACCGGCCATGGGCAGCAGTGATCAAGTTGATTCTAAAAAAATCAGTGATTCCACTGTGCGTTCGCTATACCAATCGGGAAAAATTGGTCCAGAATTACCAGTGGCGGAATTTGTTGAACCCAATTCTAAAATTGAAAAATTTCCAAAAATACTCAGACCTTTACATGAACCACAAGTGAAGATACTGATAGAACAAGGTCTTGACCGGCCCAATTACACAGGAAATCGTGGGCGTGTGACCAGCAGTGCACAAAGAGAAACTCCATCTGGAGTATTCGGTGTGGCCACTCCCGGACGACCCAAAGGCAAATATCCCGATGACACAATACCTCCGCCACAAAGAATAGTAAAAACCAGACTTGGCGGGCACACATTTGTCATGGATGACGGTGACGCTAAAGGTAAAAATAACTTGTGCAGATGGCGCAGCAGCGGCGGTCATCAAATATTATTTGATGACACAGATAATATTTTATACATATGCAACAGCAACGGCAATGCTTATGTGGAAATGACCAGTTCGGGCACAATCAATGTGTACAGTTCTGGTGGTGTGAATATTCGTAGCAAAAAAACTCTGAACATACATTGTGATCAAGACATCAATGTGCAAGCTGATGGAAATTTAAACATGTGTGCGAAAAAAACTCTGTCTATAGAGGCCCAATCTATAAACATACGCGGTAAACAAAGCACCACACTATTTGGTGCTTCCACTAATGTTGGAGCATCAGGAAGTTTAAGTTTGAGCGGAGTATCAGTGGGTATTAATGCCATCAGTTCTTGTAATATTGTGGGAAAACCCATTAATCTCAACTCGGGTGCAGCTAATCGTGTGAGTAAACCCAGAGATTTACCTGTGAAAAATCACGATGACACAGAAAAAGAAAGTTCACAGTGGACCATAAAACCAAATAAAATTAAAAGTATTGTGTCCGTAGTACCCACGCACGAACCTTGGAAAAGAAAAACGGGTCAGGACAGCGCAGCATCTTCAACTGTCAGCGGTGATGACGCTCAAGGATCGGACATAAACGAGCAAGATATCAGCAGGGCAGAGGCTGGGGCGGAGACAGCACCTGTGGCGAGGGCAGAGACTGGGGCAGGGGCAGAGACTGGGGAGGGGACAGCACCTGTGGCTAGGGCAGCCACCGATAGCGTCAAAACATCAAATGATCCCCCTAAGGCCGATTCTGATCAAGTACGTGGAATAGGATATGACACAAGTGTTGGTGGGAACGGATTGGATACTCAAGGGGGCAGTGTCACTCAAGACGCAGTCAACCCTGAAAATTTTGGTTATGGTGGCGGTGCATTCACAGCAGAACAAGTAAAATGGTTGGGTGATGCTGACAGAACAGATCCATATATTTTGGCGAGAATGCCGGGGATAAATGCTGCTGCTCGTGCGTCCATATTAAATGGTCTCACTGAGCAGGATCTACGAGGAGGAATACCCATACCTCAATTCACCAACGGTTTGGCTGCCGGACGTTTGGCCGCTGATCAGGCACGTGGTTTTGCTGGCAGTGTGATCAAGCAAGTGAGTGGTGGAATTAATGATTTTGTGTCTAAATCTGGTAATTTAGGCAAATATGCTGTGAATGCCACTCAAGCAGCCATATCTGGTTTCATAAAAAGATCTGGCATAGAACAATATAAAGGCAATAATCAAGCGTTTAACGATCCTAGAGCCTGGACAGGGCTACTGGGGTGCAAAAATCAAAACGATTTTTTAGCCAGTACCAATGCTCAAGATCAATGTTTTTTCACAAATGCGCAGTTTAATTATAATGCCCTTAATGAACAAGGCATTATTTTGCCCAGCGATCCCGCTGCCACAGTGGCAGGGGTATTATCCTGTGCTCATGTTGCAGGATCCCCCGATCTAGCTCAACGTTTTTTTACCAGAGGTAGTGGGCAGTCATCAGATGGCTTGTCTTTAGCACAAATTACAGCACATTCGCATGCTGCTGTGCTGTTGGCAGATGCTCTAAATGTCTCAACTTCATCATCTGCTTCCGTGCCCACAGCATTAGATTCTGTAAACATGACATTTGAATTTTCAAGATTTAGTCTCAAAGTTGCAGCATTTACTGCTCAGGCCATGAATGAGGTATTGTACACAGCCACAAGAATCAATAGTGATGGTTCTATCACCATTGTTTTCAAAGATGCCACACTCAATACCTTGATTGCCACCATGCAATCACTGGCACTGATCAGTACCACTGACCGAGCCACAGCCGAATCGGTGAAATCATGGGCCACCAGTGTGTACCATACAATTAAGACCAGTTGGAATTGAGTAAATAGTATATGCCGACTTATCTGGGATTTAGCACAGTGGACAGACGAAGAAAATTTCGTGTCACTGATTTTAATTTAGTCAAACAAGATCTTTACAATCATTTTCATATTCGTCGCGGCGAAAAACTCATGAATCCAGATTTTGGAACCATAATCTGGGATATGCTGTTTGAACCTTTCACTCAAACCATCAGAGACGCCATTGCTGATGATGTCAAACGCATAGCTTCATATGATCCCAGAATACAGGTGTCTGACATCATCATCACAGAATTTGAAACAGGCATCATGTTAGAAATCAATGTCAATTATGTGTTGACCAATCAAGTCAGTGTAATGACTGTGCAATTTGATAGAGAACTTGGTTTGTCACAAGTGAGTTAAGTGCTTACATTACGAAATTCAATAAATATTTACTGTGTGAACGCAAATGGCCATAGTTTCTAGACAAACCGGTTTATTGTCGGCTGAAAACTGGAAAAAAATATACCAGACTTTTCGTGATGCCGACTTCACTGCCTACGACTTTGAAACTTTACGCAAGAGCATGATTGATTATATCAAAATCAACTATGCCGAAGATTATAATGATTTCATTGAAAGCTCAGAATTCATAGCCTTGATTGATGTCATGGCTTTTCTTGGTCAAAGCCTGGCCTTTAGAACCGATCTCAATGCCAGAGAAAATTTCATTGACACAGCCGAACGAAGGGACAGTGTGTTAAAATTGGCCAGGCTTGTGAGTTACACACCAAAAAGATCCACCAGTGCTTCGGGTTTTTTAAAAATTCTCAGTGTGAGAACCACAGAATCTGTATATGACAGTGATGGTCAAGATCTCAGCGACACCACTGTGGACTGGAACGACATCACCAATGAAAATTGGTCTGAACAATTCACTGCGGTATTAAATGCTGCCTGTGTGTCGTCTCAGATGGTCGGACGTCCTAGAAACAGTCAAAAAATTGGTGGTGTGAGACATGATGAATATTCAATTAACATTAATCCCACAACTTTACCCATATATAAATTCACATCTTCTGTAGATGGTCAGGATTATGGATTTGAAATAGTCAGTGCCAGCAGTATGGCTCAACCCTATGTTTATGAATTGCCACCGGACACAGGAAAAACACTACAGATCTTGTACCGATCAGACAACGGCGGCAATGACAGTGAAGACACGGGTTTTTTTCTCCTGTTCAAACAAGGTCAACTTTTGAATTTAGATTTTGTGTTTAATGAGATGATCCCCAATCAAACAGTTGATGTGGATACTGTGAACGTCAACAACACAGACATATGGTTGTATAAATTGGATGCAGCCGGACAAGTCAGTGAGCAATGGCGTCGGGTGCCCAGTGTCACTGGTGTAAACATAATTTATAATACAGAAAAAGAAAGAAATCTTTTTCAAGTCAACAGCAGAGTGAATGATCAAATCACCTTGGTTTTTGGTGATGGTGCATTTGCCACCATGCCTCAGGGCAGATTTAGACTTTATTATAGAATATGCAATGGATTGTCATACAAAATCACTCCAGATGAGCTACAGGGTGTGTTGATCAGCATAGACTATCAAAGTCGCAAAAACAGCAGCGAAACTCTGTTGATCAGTGCCAGTCTACAATACACTGTGTCTAATGCACTCAGCAGAGACAGCATTGCTGACATCAAACAAAAAGCTCCGCAACAGTACTACACACAAAATCGTATGATCACAGGTGAAGATTACAATATTTTGCCTTACACAAATTACTCATCTGTGAAAAAAGTCAAGGCTGTTAACAGAACCAGCTCGGGACTGAGCAGATATCTTGATGTGTTAGACACCACGGGAAAATACAGCAGCACCAATGTTTTTGGATCAGATGGAGTGTTATACGCAGACAGATATGTGCGATTATTGACTTTTGAATTCACAAACACCGTAGACATAAGACGAGTGGTTAGAAATCAGGTCATTCCCAATATCATTGCCGGCACAGACATGCGACATTTGTTTTATGCTAATGCAGCAGAAGAAATGCCCATAAACATAGAACTCAACTCAGATCGTATGATCAATGGAGAAACATACACCATCATACACACAGGATCCACAGACTGGATGAGTTTTGGCGCAAAATACGGTCAATTATATGAGACTTTTCAGGCTGAAAACACAGGCATTTCAGTGAAAGATTATGCTGTGACCAATGTCAGCAGTGCAGGTTTTGTGTTCAGTGGCCACGCACAAGGCACTAATCCTGACATCACTGTGCGTGTGGGTGACAAACTGGAATTTAGGATCACAGCCACAGGTCATCCTTTTTGGATCAAAACACAGAGAGTCACAGGTACAAATTTTGGTGTTTCCACTGGTGTGATAACCGGCAACGGTTCAGACAACGGCACTGTGGTCTGGGACACACAAGGTGTGAGTCCTGGAGACTACTACTACATATGCCAACTGCATTCTGTGATGTCTGGCAAGATCACTGTGTTAGATTATGGCGATGGTCTGGTGCGAACGGAACTCAAGTGGAATTTATCCACAGTCAATGATGGTACTGCCACAGGATATTTCAGTTATAACACTGTGCCAGCAGCCATAGCTGTGACATCGGGTAATCGTGCCAGATACATGCGGCCCGGGGCCATGATTAGATGTGTGGCACCACCCGGTTATTATTTCAACAGCAATTATAATCTCATGAGAGGTCATCCCATAACACACAGTGACACCAAAACATTATTTGCTGCCATCACACAAGTTGTGGGTAATGGCACCAATAATGGGTTAGGTAATTTCACCAGCGGAATAGGTCCTGTGAGTATCAACGTGCCTATACCCACAGGTGCCATCATACAAAGTGTGATTCCTGTGTTCAATAACACTGTGAGTGACAGTTTGGTCAACACCATGATCACGCAAATTGAATCTTTCAATAACTTTGGTTTGATCTACAGTTATGTGAACCAGGCCTGGCAATTTGTGGCATCGGCCAACCTAGGCACTCCTCAGTCATGGTGGCTGAAATTTGAATACAGTCAAATTTCCTCAGTGTACACAGTGTACTACAGAGGAATAAATTATGTGGTGCACAGTGAGTATGACACTAATTTTTTCCATGATCGATCTCTGCAGATCTATGACGTAGAAAACAATTCCATTGTGAGAGATCATGTTAAATTTCTTGCCACCAACAGAGATCCCAGAACAAATACGCCACTGAATCAGGATTATGTGTGGTATGTGGACCGAGCCATCACAAGAAGTGATGGCTATGTGGAGAATAAAAGCATTTACTTGACTTTTGCAGACACAAATGATGACAGTGTACCGGATTTTCCTGATCTATTTGAAAGAATCGTGCTGGGCACTCAATCGCAGACCAGTGTGCAATATTTTGCTGCTAACACTTACGGTGATCAGATCAATCGATGGTTTAAGATTTACACCGGCAGATATCCTAGACAAAATGAATTAGACAACTATGTGACATTGGCCATCAATAATCCCTTGGATTTGGTCAGACAGACCATAGCAGACAGTCCTGAATCCCAGGCCTTTAGAAATGGCATTGTCATAAACGATAATTTAGTGTTTTTTGAACTCACGCAAGGCTATGAAAATTATGGTATTTGGAAACTTTTGGACAATAAAAAAGTCATCAGTAACTTTAAAAATGTCCAGCAACTTTCTAAAGAAGTGTTACGAAATTATCCTGTGGGGCAATTGATTTATATTCAAAGCACTAGCGGGTTTTACTCAGTTATTTTGAATAATCAAGCACAGAAAGTTTTAAGTCAGGAAATTAATGGATTGTCTCCCAATCAACCACGGTACAAAGCTCATGTGGGGCAACAAAATCTGTATTTTCAATACAGGCACAACAGTCCTCTCACCAATAGGATAGATCCCAACATCAGCAACATTGTGGATCTATATGTGTTGACCGACAGTTACGATCAAAATTATAGACAATGGCTCAATGACATTACTGGTAAAGTCATTGAGCCCGAGGCACCCACGAACACAGAATTACAAATTAATTATTCGGGTCTAGAACAATTCAAGTGCATCAGCGACACTTTGATTTTTAACACAGCAAGATTTAAACCTTTGTTTGGTGCCAAAGCTGACACAGCATTGCAGGCCACATTCAAGGTGGTGAAAAACACAGGGCTAAATGTCAGCGACAGTGATATCAAAGCATCATTGATCAGCAAAATAAATGAATTTTTCTCAGTGGATAATTGGGATTTTGGGGAAACATTTTATTTCAGCGAGTTGGCAGCGTATTTGCATCAACAGTTGGCACCACAAGTGGCCAGTGTGATCATTGTGCCCAAGGACACTACGCTGAGCTTTGGTAGTTTTTATCAAATCAATGCCGATGCTAATGAAATCTTAATCAGTGCTGCCACTGTGTCTGATGTTGAGATAATTTCCGCTATCACAGCCAGCCAACTCAACCAAGCTTTGGCTCGCGCCAATAGATCTGTTGGTGGTCAGTACATCAGTGGTAGCGGAGGTGGTCTTGGAGGCAATAGGCAAGCTGCTCCGTCGAGTTATTCCCAATCAGGTATGGGTGGTTCGGGTTCGTATCAGTCCGGTTATTATTGAGTTAGTGAACAAATGGCTCTACAAAGAAAAACTTTTGATTTACTGCCTGTAGTATTTCAAACTGACACCAATAAAAAGTTTCTCGGCAGCACTCTGGATAATCTGGTAAATGAACCCAGTCTCAGAGACGTAAATGGTTATGTGGGTCGTCAGTTCGGCCCCACTGTGAATCCGGACATCACTTATGTCATAGAACCCACAGCCAATAGACAAAATTATCAACTAGAACCTTCATTTGTGATCATGGGAAACACCATTGTTTCCACTTACGGTAATTACAATAATTTGCTTGACATAATCAGATATCACGGTGGAATCACAGACAATGCACAGCGTTTGTTTGAATCTGAATACTATGTGTTTGATCCACAGATAAATTTAGATAAACTTGTTAATTACAGCCAATACTATTGGTTACCCACTGGTCCTCAAGAAGTTTTGATCAGCAATAAGACCAATTTCCTCAGCAATATCATAAACATCACCTATCAATCTGCCAATATCGTCACCAATCAAACCGGCACCACACTGAATCCCGAGCTGGTATTACGGCGTGGGGAAACTTACACTTTCAACATAGGCACAGGTGTTGGAAATCTGTTCATACAAACTGAACCCGGATCAGATGGAATAAAAGATTATGCACCGGGCAGTAGCACTAGAAACATTTTTGGAGTCACAAACAATGGCACCAACACCATAATCTTCTCTGTGCCCCAAGGTCATGAACAAAATGGTATCGTGACATCTCCTTTTATTGGCACAGTGGATCTTGCTCTCACCGAAAGATTCACGGACATAGATAATAGAATTTTCACGCAGGGCAGCACAACTTTTTCTGGTCAGGTGCTATATCCCAATGATGTTTATGTGGTGTTTGTGCAAAGCAGTGATCTATCTGCAGATTGGACAGACAGCATCGGTGCAGTGGTGGCCAGTAATCGCAGGAGAGGTCTTTGGCAAATAAAATTACACACAGATCCTAATACAGGTCAAGTTCGTACTAGACTTGCGTTCGTAAGAATCATAGTGCCGGGCACAAGATTTATGATTCAACGTGGTAACCAGCGTGGACGTGAGTATGTGGTCAACACACTGGGTAAATTTGAAATTGCAGACTCATTGACTGCTCCCTTGTCCACACTTTATTACCAAAACGACACACAGGGCATATGTGGGAAAATAAGATTGGTGGACTCTGTGCCAATTGCTATCAATGTCACCACAGATATTCTTAACAAAATCAATTATACCAGTCCCGATGGTGTCAAATTCACATCAGGATTGAAAATTAAATTTGACGACACCATTAATCCTCCACAGTATAGAAACAGAACATTTGTCATAGAAGGTGTGGGCAAAGCTATCAAATTAGTGGATTGGAGCCAATTGGTGTCTCCGGAAGTGGTTTCACCACAAGCAGGTGTGCCTTTTGATTTTGTCAATTATGATCAAGGCTTTTATGATGAGACTTTTTCCGGATCACTCACACCTGATTACATAGTTTGTGATCGCGCAGGCATTGATCTCAATGCCTGGGCTAGAATAAATCGTTGGACACACATTGATGTGATTAAACAGGCCGCCACACTTAATGGTGTAGCTCCGATCATAGACCAAAAAAACGCAGCCAAAAGACCCATTATTGAATTTAA